TATTTAAGAAGACGTGGAGCAGTGTTGTGATTGTTTTGATTGGTTGGGTTAGATACTCTTGCACAGTAAGCGATGAGTTCTTCTGCGTCAGGAGTAATGGAAACAAGTTTAACGGTGTGGGTCATCATACATGATATATATGAGTATACTAGTAGTCTTACTAGTAGTAATGGTAAGAAGAACTAATAGAGAAGATGGTTCACTTCGTTCACCCCATCTTCCATTAGTATAGGTGGAATAGGTAAAAAGAGAGAAGAGAAATGTTTGTCATCCCTCTTCTCCGTTTTGACCGCTGTTTCCACACACGGGGCACCACTCCCGTGTTCTAATGCCTGGTTAGAGCTTAACCCAGGTAGGGACTGAGTTTTTAGCTTTACCTCTTGCTTCTTGTCTTTGGGTGTATGTCATCCCTAAAACCATGTGGTTTGCAGCTGATTGAGGGTCATCCATCCAAGCTTGTTGGAGGTCATTCCACTCTTCCATTTTACGCTTAATCATCTCTTGATTAGCAGAGATTGACATAGCGTCTGTAAAGTATTTAACGCCTTGGGCTAGAGCATCCAATCTGTCGTCGTGTTTAACTGCGCCTTTTTCACGGCACATACGACTCATTTGATAGAAGAGCATATAGAGGAGACGTTCTTCTGGAGGTGCGTCTTTATTTGAGTTATAGTCCCAGTCGATGACAGAGCGATCAACAACAAGGCGATGTTGATTAAGGACAGGCTCAAGGGCATCAATAATGCGGTCTTCTTTTCTGACATTGGCTCGTACTTCTTCTACGTCAATGTTTTGTTTAGTTTGTTGGAGGTGTTTTTTAAAGAGTTCAGCAACAATACCATCACCAAAGTTTGTTTCGATGAGAAGTTTAGTTACTTTAAACTTTCTGCAGCCTCTAAGAATGTCCAAGAGCGTGTTGTCTGAGTATCCGTCTTTGTAAGCACGCATTTGGTGCAGGTACAGGAAACCGTTTCGTTGGGAGATATAAGCTGCTGCTGTCTCATCTGTGCCTCTGCCCGACGGATCAACTGAGCAGATTGTTTCGGAGTAAGGATCCCATCCACCCTGTAGCTGCATTGGAGAGTAGAAATAATCCCCAGGTAATCCAACCGTAGGGAGTTCTTTGATGATGTTTTTAGGGTCTGAGCACCAGATGATGGACTCAGGAGCAGACTCAGGGTTAACGCTAGTGACGATAAGGTCAGCCATTTTAAGGGGGAACTTTTCTGCGTCACTGAGAGTTGTGTCCAGCATGAACTGCAGCATGAAGTTGCTGCGTCCCATTGCTGCTTCACGTTCGATAAGATCATCATCATTAAAACGGTCAGGGTCAGTTACACCCCAAGGTTCGACACCTTGGTCAATGTCGTCTTGGAGTTGGGGAGCAAGAAGCCCTTCATAGTTAGAGAGCTTCTTAGGGTACCTAGCAGGCCAGACAAAGGGTCTGTAGTTACGTTCTGCTAGTTTACGGTAGATGGTAAAGGTTGTCTGTGGAGTACCAAGGTACATAATCCTGCTGGTCTTTTTAGGAGTCAGGATTGATTCTGCTTCTGTGCAGAGCTGTAGAAGTTTTTCTCTCATGAGTTCTGTCATGGAGTTACCAGGAACTTCTACGTCATCCAGAATCATAAGGTCAGCACGGCTACCAGTCAACTGACCAGTAATACCAACAGACTTAACAGAGGGTGCTTGGTGAGGTTTAGCGGGACCCACATCAAAGCTAACACGAGACCAGCGTTGGTCATCAGACTTAGGTTTAAGGTGAGATAGCCAGGTTACCTCAAGGATGAGTCGTTGACAAAAGATTGAGAAGGAGTCAGCTCTGTCTTTAGAAGCTGAGATCACCATAATCTTTTGATCTGGGTCTTTGTAAAGAGTCCAAAGAACAAAGGCTGCTGTAATCCAAGACTTACCCACACCACGGAACGCTTGGATCTGCAAACGTTTCGGTCCATGTTGAAGGTAATCTGCAATACAGAGTTGTGCTCTTGTGGGTGCTGGTAGCTTAAGGTGAGCCCAGATAGCGGTAAGAAAATACCTAAAGTCTGATTTAAGTTGTTGTTCAATATTCATAGAAAGCTCTTAGAGGGGTCTAGAAGCGTCTGTAAGGTGCCTTAAAGGTGCCTCTGGTATGGAGACACCTAAAAGACGTTTTAAAGGGCTTGTAGGGGCTTAACCGTTATACTTACGCTTTTTCTTGCTAGCTTCAGCTTTTTTCTTATCGGCTGCTTGCCGTTCTTGAGAAGCTTTACGCATTGCCCGAAGCTCATCAGCTTGTTGCTGCATAACAGACTTACCAGTCTTTTTAACTGAATAACTACGTCCGCTAGCTACAGGACCAACACCAGAGGTTTGAGGCTTAGCCGGTTTTTTACCTGCAGGCGGTTTGGTTTGAGCTTTGACACGGGGTTTAGAAGGTGCTACGTTCTGACGAGCAGGTTTGGGCTTTTCAGCTGCTTTAAAAGCTGCTGCTTCGGTCTTTTTGTAATTAGACGGAAGGTTAGCTACAGAACGTTTGCTGTTTTGACCACGACGGGTTGAACCGCTAGAACGACGAGTCCGAGAATCAGCTCTCAGTTCTTCGAACGGACGCCGCCCGAGTTTTTTGTTACGTTCTGCGTCGCGCTTTGCACGGTCAGACATTTCTTTAACCTCAGCCGCCATGCCAAGAGGAACTGCCGCACGACCTGCAATTTTACCAGCTTTAGATACAGCCGCTGCACGTTGAGCCCTGCTAACAGCTTTACCAACAACGTTCGCACCATACATGCGATTTGCTGAACCCGGAGGTTGCCCTACACGAGTACCACCTCTAGTGCCTTTAGCAGCTTCAGCTTGCTTAGCGTAAGCTCGGGTACGACGAGGATTTTCAGGTTTAGATTCACCAGCTTTGGCTAGCTCTCCACCTTTTTTACCAGGAGGAAGGGCTTTCTGGTTTTGACGAGCTTTAGCAGCGCGTTGTTCACGAAGCAGTCGTAGTTGCCGCTGCCTCATCGTTTCAGTAGATTTTTTAGCTTTTGATTTACGAGGGGCCATTATTTAATGTGCGAAAGAATGAGTTGTTCACGTTTTGGATGTAGACCAAAAGTTTGTCTCATCCAGGTAAGCCAGTTATTTGTTCCTTTGTCCTGATTACATTTGCGGCAACTTGGCA